GATTTGGGTGCTGCAATTGCATCAGAAGATTTACTTCATGTAATTGATGACCCATCAGGTAACCCTGTAAATAAAAGAATTTCAGTATCGAACTTCTTTAACAATATTCCAACCTTTATTGCGTTGGATGGTACACCACACTTGTGTGATACAACATCAGAGGCGATTGATGTCGCTTCTTCTATCACTCATATTAATACAACTGCTGGTGCTCATGCTGGAGCAATGGCAGATGGAGTTAACGGACAAATCAAAATCATCACAATGATTGTTGACGGTGGTAACTCTGTTGTAACGCCTGCCAATCTTACAGGTGGTTCAACTATCACATTCCAAGATGTAGGTGATACAGTAACTTGTCTATTTACAAACAGCAGTTGGGTAGTTATCTCAAATGTTGGTTGTGCAATCGCATAAGGGAGAAAATTATGACAGTACGAATGGGTGCAAATGGTATGCCAATGCCAGAAAAAGAAACAGAGACACTTCAGGAAATTCTAGAAGTGAATCCTAACGCAAAGAAAAAAAAGAAGGAAGAGTCCTCTAAGTATGAGTGGTCTTCACAAGAACTTACAAAGGATGAGGTTGATGAAAAACTTTAATAAATTCATTACCGAAAAAACGTCAGATGAAGATTTGGCGGCAGACGGTGTAGACTTCACTAATGACGTATCTAATCCAAAGATGGTTGAACGTATCAACGGTTTCTTGGGTGCAATGTCAAAGATGGAACATCTAGTTCCAGAACATGGATTGACTAAGATGCAAGAAAAGTTGGGTAGACTTTCACTATCATTTGATATGCCAGACCTATCAGAAGATGGTGGAAAATATTCAATGCCATTAACACAGTTTGGTGGAAGAACTGGTGAAGACGAAAGTGGCGCAATAGTGAATGACGATGGAATCTCCCACAAGGTTGAGGGTGGATTGTCTTTAGAGATTATGCACGAAAAGACAGCAAACGGAACTCACTTTATAATTGCCAAAATCGTTTAATAAACGGTAGAGGTATATATGTTTGAAAAATTAACTAATGATAATATCACTATGTTTGCTATAAAACATTATGATAATCCACAATGTGAAGGTGAAAGTGAATTCCACGATGATATGAAACGCTTCAAGTATATAAAGCGTTTGTTGAGAAAGTATCAGGATTCAGGTGAACTGAAAGAAAGATTGATACTTAATCATTTGATTGTCGTATTCAATATCTTTGGTGCAGAAGCAGGTTCTACCCTACTCTTGTTCAAACTAGAACCAGAGTTCTGGAGTATCTTAAAAACATTTATGGTGTTTTTGAATATGCTACCAGACGGTGAACTTGAAGAAATCGATGAACTTGAAGAAATTAAAAGGGTGTTAGAGAAAGTATAATGGGAAGAGCAATTGATTTATTTGTAACGTATCGTTTTATCAGACTGTTGACTACAGCGTTTGAGAAAAGTGATGCCTTCAAGATGGGTATCATTGATAAGGATGGTAATCGTACAGATAAGAAATTAGAAACCTCTGCTGAGAAGAATGCATACACTGTTCTTCATAAGTTAGTTTTCAACATCAAAAAGATTTTCGGTAAGGTGCCAGGATTAAGAACTAAGATTGGTACATATGCTGCTGCAATATTTCTGTTGAAGGATACATTCAAAGAACACGTTGAAGACCCACAGGTATTTGAAAAAGAGTTTATGAAGTTTATTAAAGAGAACAACATAGAACTTGACGATACTATTGTGGAAGAGGTAACACTTGATAACGGCAAACTTGGTAAAGGTATTTACAAGTTGACACAAGATGTTATCGCAACAGAAGAGGACGATGAGATTTCTGCCCTAGAGGGTGATGAAGTAGAAGTATTTGAAGATACTCCTGCCGCAGACACTATCTTAGGAGTAGATGTATTTCCAGTTATCCACAAAAAAACAAAACAAAAAATCTTTGTCAGTAGCGAAGATATTAAAGAATTAGATATAGGAGACTTGTAATGTCGTTCAAATTTGATGACGTAATGAAGAAATTTTATGATGACCCATCTTTAGGAATTAAGAAGGAAGATGCTCCTGTTAATAACGCTTCCAGTGGTGCAGTCTCTATGCCACCTGATGCACAGATGAAGAAAAAGAAAAAGGCCTATGATGGTAGAACCAAAGAAGGTAAGACATTCTTCAATCGCATGGCAGAACGTAAAGCAAAGAGAGAAGCAATGAAATCTAAACTCGCACAAAAGGTTCAAGAGAACACACTGAACAGAGAACAAGAATACTTGATGGTTGAAGACAACATAGATATGTTAAAGAACATTGTCAAAAACAAGTCTGCAAAGAACATCAAATTCAAAGATGGTAATATGAAAGTAGATATGTTTACTGCATCTGCCATCACACAGGTATTCGACAAAGTAAACTCTTCTAATCAACAGAAGATGACAAAACTTATCAACGGTAAGAAGGCAGAGTTTATGAAGATTGCCGACTTTGCTCTATCTAAAGTGAAGTAATGAAATCCTTCAAACAACATATCAATGAATATTCTTATACCAGAGGTTTGGGTACATATGACCCTATGGTAGATTTGAATGCTGCTGCAGGAGATAATCCTATCTCTAAGTCAGACTTGGATGGTGTTGAGAAGTATGCAGACAGACTATATAAATCTAGTGGGATAGATGTTGAGTTTACTCGACACTTCCTAGACAGGGTGAATGATGCGAGAAACAAGAAACAGATTACTGTGGCAGAACTTATTCGATTGTTTAAGCAATCTTTTAAGAAGTATGGTAAGAAGATTGCACAACTTGGGCCAGACGCTGAAGCAGTCCTAAATGATATGCAGACGGACATTAATATGCCGTTTGCTCTAAAGTGGGATGGTAAGGAGTTGGACTTAATTGCAAAGACTGTAATGAGAAAACCAAATTTTGCAACGTCTAATCAGAAACTATCCTTTTGATAAAGGAGAATATGAATGCCGCCTAGAAACCATAAGACATGGATGAAGACGCCTAACGTAGAATATATCTCTTCAGAATGTTATAATAACAACGACATCTTTCAACAGGAGCAGGAACATATCTTTAGTAAGGTATGGGTGCCGATGTGTCACATCTCAGAGATGTACAATGAAGGAAACTATAGAACAACACAGATTGCTGGTCAGAACGTGATTGCAGTGAATACCAAAGATGGTGTTAAGGCATATCGTAATCACGGATTTAACAGACCCTCTGGTACTGTATCTGCACCAATCGTAACAATTGAACCACAACTACACTGTGAAGTAAAACATGGTGGAATGGTTTGGGTTACACTAGACCCTAATCCTACACAGAGTGTAGATGAATGGACTGCTGGTGCATTTGATTGTATTGCAGATGCAATTGACACAGAAGAAATGGAAGTCTTTCACTACCACAAGGCGGTGATAGATACTAATTACAAATTATGGCATGATACTAACTCTGAGTTTTATCACGATTTTATGCATTACTTTAATCGTGTGTCAGGATTTAATGATGAGTATTTTGCTAGAAAGAACATACCATTTGATAATGGTCATGTAAACGTAAGTTCATTCACAGTGAACTATACGGAGTATGATGGATTTGAGGACAGGGGTGAATTATCATTCCCCAACCTACCACCTAATCAGTGGTACATGGTGGACTTGTTCCCAGGCTTTAACTTCAATCTAAGAGGAAGTGCATATCGTTCAGATAGTGTAACACCACTTGGGCCTAACAAGGTTCTGATTGAGTTTAGAGGATATGGATTAAGAAAAGATACACCAGAAGAAAGACTCACTAGAATTAAACATCATAATTCTATCTGGGGCCCGTTTGGTAGAAATCTCCATGAAGATTTAATTGGAGTTGCTGGACAGGGAACGACTATGCGTGAAGGAACAGAAACACGAAATATCCTACACGGTAGACACGAGAATGGAACTATCCACGATGAAGTGGGTATGAGACATTACTATGGTGCATGGGGTGATATGCTGGGTGTAAATCCAGAACAACCTCTCGCCGCTTAAAAGGAGACTAAAATGATAAATTGGATTAAAAACAGAGTTGGTGAAAGAACATCTTGGGATGGTGCAGTATGCATTGGACTAGGACTTATGATTCTATTCATGGCGCCACTTGCAAAGATTGCTGCTGGTATTGCAATTGCATGGGGTATCTGGACGATTTGGAAGTCTGAGTAAAAGTTATGAACATGAAATTTAGTATTGGTGTATTAATTGCAATTGTTTTACAGGTATCAGCATTTGTCTGGTGGACTGCACAACAAGCACAAACAATTTCACAGTTGAATGAAGAAGTATCTGCACTAACTTCTCGTATGGCAGTAGAAGATAACGTAAATCTAAAACGTGATATTGCTGATATGAAGAAGGTGTTGTCAGAACATGATAACTGGATTGGTGAAAACTATTCCGATATCGAAGACTTAATTGACTTTGCAACATTCACTGAAAACAGATGGGCAGACGCATATGCACTTGACCCATCCTATGAAAGAAAGTTTGGAACTAAGGCACCAGTGAAATGATAAAATTATACGGAATTATTATTCTTGTAGCAATCTTGGGTGGTGTTGGATATGGTGCTAAGTACTATTACGACACCACCCAAAATACTATTGCACAGTTGCGTGATAACAATGCGAAACTGGAAGTTGCAGTTGATACTGCACAAACTAGTGTTGAGACACTACAAGGTGATATGGTAAAACTTGCATCCCTGAATAAAGGGTTGCAACAAGATTTACAGAGAGCAGAAGCATACAGTGATGAACTTAGACAAAAACTAAGTAACCTTGATTTGATTGTGGAAGCATTAAAAGATTCTAAAATGTTAGAAGGAAAAATGAATGGCGCTACAGCGAACTTATGGCGTGACTTCATGGGTGACACTGGTGGTAATTCTGAACGTCCTCTTCCTAACTGGTTGCTCGAGTCTCCGAATGGAGCCGGAAGTGAAAGTAGTAACCAAGGTGGAGAAAGTACAGATACCGACAGTGGCAAGACCGAAGCCACTCCAACTAAATGACACTAGAGTATTTGTAGTCACCAAAGATAACTTTGAAGAATTCCAAAAGGAGTTCACTGAGTTGTATGGGGACTTGGCGTTTGTAGCATTGAGTATGAAAGATTATGAAAATCTTGCATTGAACATTGCCGATATCAAACGGTACTTAGAACAACAAAAAGAGATAATTCTGTACTACGAAAAAGCAGTTACAGAAGACACAGCAGGAGAAGAGAAATGACATCAGTAGAAATGGTAGCATGGGTACAAGACTTACTCGTCACATGGTGGCAGTTTACCGTAGTAGGTATTCTGATTATTATCGGTTGGTGCATCAACTTGTTTGGTGTAGACAGCAAAGAAAAGATTATTGGTTTTGAATATAAGGAAATGCCTCATATGATGCCAATCGCAATCCCTACAAAGGGTAAAGGATTTTGGAGTGCAATCTGGATGTGGTTGACAGGAAGTCGCCACTGGATTGTTGCAAAGGATTTTCACTACAAGATGTTCGGTAACGAATATGTAATCCCAAAGGGGTTTCAATTTGATGGGGCATCTATTCCTAAGTTCTTACATACATGGTTATCACCTACAGGCGTATTGTTGATGGGTGGACTTGTGCATGATTACGCTTACAAGCATGCTGGACTGAAGATGAAAGGTAAAAAAGAATTACATGAATTAGACCAAAAACAGTCTGACGTAATTTTCAGAAACATAAATATAGAGATAAATGGTTTCCACTTTCTTAACTACCTCGCATTCTGGGCATTGAGAATTGGTGGTTTCTTAGCATGGAACGGTCACAGGAAGAATGATTAAATGGCAACTGTCAAGACGTTAGATACAGAAGTAGCACTTCTGAAGAGAGAGGTTGCAGACATGAAGTTAATTCATGTCAGGTTGGACTCTGCTATCGAAAAGATAGCAGATGTCTCAACTTCTTTACATACGATTATGGCAGTACATGAAGAAAAATTAATTAGACAGGAAGAACAGTTGGAAGACCAAGAAAAGCAATTTCGTGACACTGTTCAAGAACTGCACAGTAGAATCACTTCAAACGCAAAAGAAACATCCACTCAAATGGGAGATATGGAACGTAGACTCCATTCTGCTATGGATGAACATAATAAGAAGGAAACTGAACAGTTTCTTAAATTGCGTGAAGAATTACAAACCAGAGTAGGCATACTGGAAAGATGGAGACACCTCATCATTGGTGGCGCCATCGTTATAGGTTTTATATTACAGAAAGTATTACCAACTATCTTATAAAAATCTATTGACAATAAGGGCATTGCCCTGTATTATCTATATTATGAATTACATTGATATTAAGTACATCTCTCTAATCTCTCATCGACTTAGGAACTTCACTAAAAAGAGTGACTACCTATGGAACTTTTCGTGTCCATATTGTGGTGACTCTCAGACGAACCGAAGGAAGGCGAGAGGTTTTATTTACAGAACAAAGAATGACCTTTTCTATAAGTGTCATAACTGTGCTGTAGGAACAACTCTATCTAAATTGATAGAGTATACAGATGATAATTTACACAAGGAATATGTACTAGAAAGGTACAAGGAAGGTCTTACGTCCAATGGACGAGGAGATAAGACCCCTGGCGCATCCATTAAAGCGCCCGACTTCAAGTTTACTAAACCAGTATTCAAGAAGTCGTTTGGATTACAATCTTTTGCACAGTTGGATAAAAATCATCCTGCTGTTGAAATTTTATCCAAAAGAAACCTTCCTAAAGAAACTTGGAATGATATATACTTTAGTCCCAAGTTTTATGAGTTTTCTAATACTCAACTTGTGAACAAATTTCCGTCACTGAAAGGCGACCACCCACGCATGGTTATTCCATTCCGTAAGGAGTCTGGAGATATCTTTGCATATCAAGGACGTTCATTTGGTAACGAAAAACAAAAATACGTCACCATCATTCTTGATGACCGTCATCCGAAAATCTTTGGTTTGGATAGGTTGGATAATTCTAGGACTGTTTATGTCGTGGAAGGCCCCATTGATAGTTTATTTTTGGAGAATGGTATTGCAGTTGCTCAAAGCGATTTGCGTGTACCTCAATATAAAGATAAGGCGGTTCTTGTCCCTGATAATGAACCGAGAAACGTAGAAGTCTGTAAACAAATTCAAAAGTTTATAGATGATGGGTATGCAGTTTGTATCTGGCCGCAAGGTATAAAAGAAAAAGATATAAATGATATGATTTTGTCTGGAATGACCTCGGCAGAGATTCAAAGCATTATACATAGTAACACCCACAAAGGATTACAAGCACAGACCGTTTTCAATTCGTGGAAGCGCAACTAGAAACATTAGGAGAAATATAAAATGGCCCTTGAGAACGTAGTAACATTCCCAAGTGCTGAGAAGGATACGCATCATCTCGGCATCACTATCGACAAGACAAAAGACAAAAATTTATCAGAACAGGCATACAAACTACTCAAGGACTATTATTGTAATGAAAATGAAGATTCACCACAACAGGCATATGCTCGTGCCGCAGTTGCATATTGTGATGGGGACTTAGAACTCGCACAAAGAATTTACGATGCAGTATCCAAAGGTTGGTTTATGTTTGCATCACCAGTATTATCAAATGCACCAATGCCTGGGCAGAAAGCAAAGGCATTACCTATTTCATGTTTCTTAACATATGTTCCAGATTCATTAGAAGGACTAATCGACCACACTGCTGAGTTGCGTTGGTTGTCAGTTAAGGGTGGTGGAGTTGGTGGACACTGGAGTCATGTTCGTGCAATCTCAGATAAAGCACCAGGCCCAATGCCATTCCTTCATACGGTAGATGCAGACATGACAGCATACCGTCAAGGTAAAACTCGTAAGGGTTCTTATGCAGCATACATTGATGTAGAACATCCAGACATTATTGAGTTCTTAAACATGAGAGTTCCAACTGGAGATGTAAATCGTAAGAACCTCAATTTACACCACGCAATCAACATCAGTGACGATTTTATGAGGGCTGTGGAACGTGGAGAGCAGTGGGACTTAAAAGACCCCCATGATAACTCTGTAAGAGAAACAATGCCTGCAAGAACTTTGTGGCAACAAATTTTGGAGACACGTTACCGTACAGGTGAACCATATCTAAACTTCATCGATACTGCTAATCGTGCATTACCTCATACAATGAAAGCGAAGGGATTGAAGATACACGGTTCTAATTTGTGTAATGAAATCCATTTACCAACCTCAGAAGATAGAACTGCTGTATGTTGTTTGTCTTCACTTAACTTGGAGAAGTATGATGAGTGGAAAGACAGTCATGTTGTTCGTGACCTTATACGTTTCCTCGACAATGTATTACAATTCTTTATTGATAACGCTGGAGACGAAATCTCAAGGGCAAGATACTCTGCAACTCAGGAACGTAGTCTTGGACTAGGTGCAATGGGATGGCATTCACTTCTACACAAGAAGAGAGTCCCATTTGATTCCCCAGAGGCAAGAGAACTTAATCGTGAAGTATTCAGTTATATCAAAGAACAAGCAAACAAAGAATCAAATATGTTGGGATTTGAAAGAGGTGAAGCACCAGATATGCAAGGAACAGGTAGACGTAATGCACACCTACTTGCAATCGCTCCGAATGCAAACTCTTCTATCATTTGTGGTACATCACCATCTATTGAACCATCTAAGGCGAATGCATACACACACAGAACTCGTGCTGGTTCACATTTGGTAAAGAATAAATACCTAGAAGAAGAACTAAAGAAAGCGAAAAAGAACACACAAGATGTTTGGTCAGATATTATTACAAATGGCGGTTCGGTGCAACACCTCGACTTCCTATCACAAAAAATCAAAGATGTTTTCAAAACAGCGATTGAACTTGACCAATTGGTGTTGGTGGAACAAGCCGCAGACAGACAAGAATACCTCTGTCAAGGACAATCATTAAACTTATTCTTTCCTGCTGGTGCAGATAAGAAAGAACTGCATAGGTCACACTTTGCTGCGTGGAAACTCGGCACTAAAGGTCTTTACTATTTAAGAACCGAGACTTCACAACGTGCAGAAAATGTGTCACAGAAAGTAGTTCGTGACCAATTAAAAGACTTTGAAACTCAAACAATAGAAGCACAGTCACAAGATGAATGTGTAGCATGCCAAGGATAGAAAAATGAAAGTAGAAATTTATAGCAAATCACACTGTCCATTCTGCGAGAAAGCCAAACACTGGTTTGATTCGCATGGATATGAATATACAGAAATTAAGATGGACAACGAAGAGGAAAGACTTGCTTTCTATCAGAGAGTTCCTAACGCTAAATCTGTTCCACAAATCTTTATCGATGATAAACTAATTGGTTCGTATGATGAGTTTATGAAAGTGGCAGACAAGTTTGTAAAGAAAAAAGGTGGGGGACTTATGGAGTTCTCTGAAACCTATAAACCATTTCACTATCCTTGGGCAGTTGAAATCACAACAAGACATGAGAAGGTACACTGGATTGAAGACGAACTAGATTTGTCTGAAGATGTATCTGATTGGAAGTCTGGTAAAATGAGTTCAGTCGAAAAGGAATATGTAACTAACATCCTTAGACTATTCACACAATCAGACGTAGCAGTAGGACAAAATTACTTTGACCAATTTATTCCAAAGTTTAAGAATAACGAAGTACGAAATATGCTTGGTTCGTTTGCAACTAGAGAAGGCATTCACCAACGTGCATATGCACTTCTTAATGAGACACTTGGGTTATCTGATGCTGAGTATCATGCATTTCTAGAATACCAAGAGATGGCAGACAAGATTGAGTTTATGATGGACAGTGACCCAAATACAATCAAAGGACTAGGACTATCACTTGCAAAGTCTGTGTTCAATGAGGGTGTTGCTCTGTTTGCATCATTTGTCATGCTCCTTAACTTCCAAAGGTATGGTAAGATGAAGGGTATGGGTAAAGTTGTTGAATGGTCAATTCGTGACGAATCAATTCACGTTGAGGGTGTATCTAAACTATTCAAAGCATATTGTGCAGAACATCCTCGCATCGTAGACGATGAGTTCAAAGGTGATATCTATGAGATGGCAAGACAAGCAGTTAAACTTGAAGACAAGTTTGTTGACCTTGCATATTCTATGGGAGAAATCGAAGGTCTAGATGCCGCTGAAGTAAAACAATATATAAGGTATATAACTGATAGAAGACTTCTTCAATTGGGTATGAAACCAAACTTCAAGGTAAAAGACAATCCACTGCCGTGGTTGGAATGGGTACTTAACGGTGCAGACCATACTAACTTCTTTGAGAACAGAGTGACCGAATATGAGGTTGCTGGTTTGACTGGTAAGTGGGATGATGTCTACGCTGCTGCATAGGATTATCAATGAGTAAAAAAGAAATACTTTGTGAATCGTGTGATGCTGTTTTCAGAATACAGCACACGATGGAAGAACATTTCTATTCTGTTAAATACTGCCCTTTCTGTTCTGACGAACTAAATAGTGAGAACGAGGATGACATTGAGGAATTTAATGAAGAAGATTGGTAATGTGGACACACAAAGGCAAACTAGTAGAAACCCTTCCAGATGACTGTGAAGGGTTTGTCTACCTTATAACCAACTTAACTAACGATAAAAAATATGTTGGTAAGAAGTTGGCGAGGTTTAAGGTAACAAGACCCCCACTCAAAGGTAAGAAAAACAAAAGACGTTCAAGTAAAGAGAGTGATTGGAAAACCTATTGGGGTTCTTCCGACCACCTCAATGCTGACGTTGCATCTCTAGGCGAGGATAATTTCACACGAGAGATTCTACACTACTGTCAGAGTAGAGGGATGCTCAGTTACCTAGAAGCAAAAGAACAGTTCGACAGAGAGGTTCTACTCTCTGATGAATACTACAATGGCATTATTAATGTCCGAGTTGGTAGTTCCAAAGTTTTACAGGAGAACCTGTGCAATTATGTCACAGCTGTTTTTCCAAAAGAACGACAATAAAACTGACCTAAGTTGTATAAATATATGTGTAAAACCCCCCAAAGGAGTATTATATGTGGCCTTATACAGATGAGGAAGTCGAATTCGTAAGCGTTCGGCCTAATCAAAAGAACGACCAAACTAAACCATAGGGGATGCAGATGCATCCCTTTTATCATTTTGAGAACGAGGACGAAATAAAATGTCAAAATGGATTGCAAAATTGTTTGAAACAAGACATAACCCCAATGATATTGTTAACTTTATTAGAACCGAATATGCTAACGATGTCAGACATATGCGTGACGAAGATGTCATACATTTCTATAATAACATAACTAAAAATAAAAGGAGCGCCTAACCAATGTCTATTGGATTAGTAATAAACTATACATATAAATCTACTTGCGAAATATGTGAAGTAATATCAAACTTTGCAAGTAAAACTTTCACTAACATGATTCACACATTTGAAGTAGTGGGTACTGCAAAAGCAGCATCACAACTTGCTGCACAAGGATATCATAAGGAAGCAAAAGCATTGATGTTGCACTTGAAAGAATTGAAAAAAAATGATTAAGATGTTCAAACTGTGGTGGACAAGAAGTCAGATGTCCCAAATAGAAAAGTATCTAAGCGAATCAGAAGACTTGGTTGACCTAGAACAACGCCAAAAACGACTACAACGAAGAGGTATTTGGTTGTAGAAACAAAATAAAAATAAACTTTTTTTCTAAGTCCTTGTTTTTACAGGGACTTTTTTTTAGCAAAAATGCATTTTTCTCTTGACATTTGTTGTAATAACAAGTATACTGTATAAGTAAGATGAGTTGAAAGAGAGGACTTCAAATGACAAATCAAGAAACAATTTTTATCAGTGCGAACAACGGTGGACTTGAGATTTACAAGGGTGTTGGAAATTTGATTGCTGGAAACATCAAGACTGCAAAGACTTTCAAATATGTGATGGATACTCACAATATTGATATTGACTTTGATACCATCTACTACACAAGTAGTATGGACTTTGCAGATGAAGAAGGGTTCGCCCACTATGGTGATGCAAAGATACTTGCAGAAGAAGGTTTCAAATTAATCGAAATGACAAAGGAATATTAGAATGGATAAATTAAAAATTGCGAAATGTGTTGCTGACTTATATTGGGACTTTGACAGAATGTCATCTTCTGGTCAAGAGACACTAGAAAAACTTGCAACCCTTGTTGGTGTTGCTACTGAAAAAGAATGTGAAGCACTTGCAAAGAAAATGGAGAATGCGTAATGGGTTATTTTTACCAAGATTGGAAAGAGAAGAAGATGTTTGTTGAAAACAACGAAGGTCAGTTTGTTATGAACTTTGGTGAGGCTGAAAAGTCAATGATTGAAAATCTGGAAAATGCAGTTATCAATTTAACTGAAGGTGCTTCTGATGAAAAGAGAAGTGGTGTTGCCTATCTTGAATATCTTGCCGAGTGCCTGAAAAAAGGTAAACTAGAAGTGAAATGGAATATTAGTTAATGAAAGGAAATAATATGAAATACAAATTAAATAATTTAGAAGTTACAGATGTTGAAGTCGATGGTCTTGATATGAAAGACTATCCAGACTTTGTTATGGCATACATTGATTCTGCAAAGTTTGTTTGCAATGGAAAAGAACTCAATGATGAGGAGTTAATAAAACTTCAAGAAGAGAACGCTGATTTGTTCTATGAAGACCTTTATGACAAATGCATAGACATTGCCGAAATTAATTACGGATAATTGAAAATAGTACTTGACATTTGTTATAAAAACAAGTATAATAGCCATATAAGATAAAGAAAGGAATTTATTATTATGATTAAAAATTTGAATATACCAGAAACTTGTGGATGGTTGGGAATGATTCTCATCCACGGAGCAACTGCTCCGACATCAATCTCTGTTCTAATGGGATGGTCAACTAACTTGCCACCATTGAACTTCATACTATTAGTATGGTTTGGATTGTTCTTGTTCCTAGTAAGGGCAATATATGCTAAAGATACTTTGTACATTGTATCTAATGCGATTGGATTTGCCTTGAATAGTCTTTTATTAACTTTAATTGCATTTAATTAAAAAAAAGACTTGACATTTGTTGTGAAAACAAGTATACTGTAAGTATAGAGTGAAAAGAGAGGATTTATTATGAATAAAAATGTTGAACAAATTGTGGGTGAAGTGACTGACTTCCTTGCATATGTAGAGAGTTTCTACGGTAATGTGCCTGATGCGATTTATCCTATTGGTGCTACACCAGAGATGATTCTTGCCGCAACGAAAGAATGTTGGGAAAAGTTTGGTATTGAAAACTTTGCCGCAGATAGTTTGGACAGAGAACGTGTCCGTGATATTATGATTGAAAATTTTGGATTGGAGTGGAAATAATGGGATTACATATTGATGTGTTAAAGAATGGTAAGTACGACTGTACAAACGGTGGAGTTACCTCTGGTGATATTAAAGGTCTTTGTATTGAAAACGTAGATGGGCCGTTTAATCCAAGTGATGATTATCCTGCTGCACAGTTGGTTTCAAGGAATATTATGGGTAGAACAATCGTTCATATCGTTCCTACTGTTGAGATTGAAAAGAAGTCTTGGACTATGATGGGTGGACACTATGGTGCAACATCTGATTCAAGGTTTAGTGAAAAGGTTGAAGAAATGATGGGTACACCATTCTACGGTGCGCTTGCAATTCACGACAGAGTTGAGTAAAAAACACTTGACAAATCTATTGACATAGTATAGAATATGCTATGTAGAGTGAGAAAAGAGAGAAAATATTATGGAACAGAAATTAATTAATTATATCAATGCCCAACGTAAAGAGGCTGAGGAATTCTCCAAACAGCCTGGTTGTTGGATGGGTTCTATGGTTGAACCAGAAAATACAGAGTATTGGAACGACAGAGTTCCCTCTGGTACTCTTGCTGAGTTCAATCGTATTGAACTTGAGGAGTCTGCTTATTACTGTGTTGCTGATGCGTACAGTAAGAGTTATGCCCGTTCACTTGATTTTGCATCTATGACAGATGAAGAGTTAGATGCTGAAATCGAAGATGCTTGTGACACAATGAAACGAGAACAAGAGTGGGAAAAACAAATGGAAAAGGATGCGATTGAGGAAGAATTAAAACTTGCTGATTCGCTGGGAATTGATGTTCCTACCCTTCAACGATGGATACAGCAGGAGGCTGCATAATGATTAGAACAAAACAAGAAGTTGCTTATAGGGTTATTGATTTGACTGGCCCAGAGGGAAATGCGTGGGCCTTGATGGCATACGCTCAAGACTTTGCTAAACAGTTAAACTTCAATAGTAAAGAAATCCTTGATGAGATGCAGTCAGATGACTATGAAAACCTTGTCTCTGTATTCGATAAATACTTTGGCGATTACGTTATATTGGAGCGATAGATGACACCCTTTGAACAGGCATTCCTTGCCACTTCACTTCTTGCTATATTCTTTTACTTTGGTAAATACCTTGGTAAGCAAGAAAGAGTTGAAGACATTGTAGAACACACCTTTAATATGCTTGAAAAGAACAACATGATTAAAGTAAAAAAATGTGAAAAAACTGGTGAAAAAGAGATTTTACCTATTGACAAAACTATCTAACTGTGATACTATATACTTGAAAGTGAGAGATTAATTATGATTTACAAAAACATCGGCGCCGCAATCAAGGCGGCCAAAGAAATGTGTGCTGCGTTGGAGGCCAACGTAAAAATCACAGAGTGCAAAGAGGGATACGAACTCTTTGGAACTGGAAAATTCGTTATGGAAATTAAGGAGTAATACTATGAAAAAAACTATTATGACATTAGGTATGGTACTTGCATCAACATCAGCGTTTGCTGCAAATGTGCAAGATGTAAATAAGACTGTTATCCAACAGATGCCTTATCAGGTAGAAGTCTGTGGTCAACAACATTACAGTGGTGACAAAACTGGTGATACACTAGGTGGTGCTATCATTGGTGGTATTATTGGACACCAGATTGGTGATGGTAAAGACCGTAAGAACAATCGTAATATTGGTGCAATACTTGGTGGAGTTATTGGTCACAACAATTCAACTGCCACTGGTGGTTCTCGACAAGTTTGTAGTATTGAAACACGATACAACGAAACTCGTGTAGAGGTCTACTCACACAGTATTGCAACATTCATGCACAATGGGCGACAGTATTCTGTACGTTTTCAAAAGTAAGAGGTTATTATGAGTAATGTGTATAAATACTCTACCTATGAAGAAATACCGATTTCGGTAGAGTCCTATATAATAACAGTGGCAGATGTAAAAGCATTAGAACAAGTGCCACTAGAAGATATCAACTCTTTCCTAAATGGATTGGAAGAGTTTGATAAAAGTCTGCCTCCAATGAACATCGAACAGATGGCAAAAGAGATGGACGCCAGTTGAGTTATTCTGCCCTTAGCTCAGTTGGATTAGAGCAACAGCCTTCTAAGCTGTGGGTCGCAAGTTCGAGTCTTGCAGGGCAGGCCAAACTTAACTTTGACAGAAGGATATAATGAAGTACAAGAAAAAAAATGAAAAACCATTAAGTGGCACTACGGTAATGGTTCGCAACGGTGATGTGAATGGTGCAATGAGAGTATTGAAGAAACGTCTTATGAGAGATGGATTTTTTCAAGAACTACGAGAAAGAACTTACTATGAGTCTCGTGGTACAAAAAGACGTAAAGAGAAAGCTGCTGCAACTCGTAGGTACAAAAGAAATATGCAGAAGCGAATGGATGAACTAGGTTATTAAAGAGGTGACAAAATGGCACGTGCCGTTAATATTGAGAGTGATAAGACCCTACCAAAGAAACGTAAAACTCGTAAACCAATGTCTGCTGAACAGAAGAAAGCAGCAGGGGAACGACTTGCGATTGCACGAGAAAAACGTCTCGCTGCAAATCCCCCAGAATATAAATCAATCCACCCAGATGTTCTCGCCCGAGGCGATGAAGATGCATGGAGTCACATCAATGTGAAGAAGTGGATTAAGACACAAAAAGAATTACTGTCTGTTGCAAGACATGACTTACGCCGTAAGGTAAAAGGTGCAGAGGCACAAGTCTCTAGTATCTCTGGTTACATTCGTAACTTAGAAAACTACTTACGGTCTGGAATCTATACAGATTTATTTTGGGGCGAACATGGACAGAA